CAGCTCTCGTGTGTAAAAACCTACACGAAAATGTTAACCACTGTTACTACTATCATTGATAGCAATAAGTGTCCAGAAATGGAAGGGACTGGGGAGTCCCATGGCCGGAGACGGTGGAAGGATGTTTATGAACATTATAAACGTCCTAACCTAGATCCTACTGTTTTAGCAGGGATCTATGGTGTATCCACCGAATCGGTCGAAAAGGTTGCCTTGGCTATGACCAGGTTCATTCAATTATATCGAATTTTTAAGTTTCAATATGAACCAAAGCCTCAGGCGTGGGTCGATAAGCATAAATTAACTATGAATATGCGTGATCTCCAAAGGATCATTTTATCGAACCTCACATATGATAAAACATTTTTGACAATCGTCAAATACGTCAAATCACAAGGAGAATACTCCTGGGTTGGACTCCTGAAATGGAAATATGCGGCTTTTATTGCTGCCCATAATCAACAGGATATTCCTACCCGTCCTTGGAATAAATTAATGGTTGATACTAATAAATTTTTTCAACCTGCCAACCTATTGGGAGGCACATTCCACGATTTCTATTATCAAATGGAGTTAAGGGACAAGGAGAGTTTCCAAAATACAGTTCTTCTGGGCTTAAAGAAAGCCGCACCTCGAGTGCCAAAGCAGATGATTAAAGAAAGCACGACAAAAACAGTCGAAGCTTTGTGTGGAGATTCCACTCATATCTTTCTAACGGAAGGTCCGAAATCTATAAGGATCCCGTCTTTAAATTCTAAACATGAAGAGGAAGATTTTTCTTACGATTACTCTATTATTACCAGAGAAATTCGTAGAACTGTAAGGGAATTATTTCAGGGGCAGGGAAAAAAGTTGAAAGAATACTTCAAACCCTCCTTCCCATCTACAAGCTCTAATTATATTAATAATCGAGAGGGCCTAGGTGCGGTCGGTACCTTCTATGACAATTTTCGAAGTGTCAAAAGTAAGTGTACCAGTCTGAAACCAGACGAAGACCCATATACCTTTAAAGGCATACTCTTTGGAAAACACGAGTCAGGAATTGACTTTGGTGTTGAGCAGGCAGAATACTGTAACCTGCAGAGTAGTAGATTTGGAACCCTAGGAAAGTCAGAAAATGACACCTTGGAGAATAAGTACCAACAGGGAATTGAACAACCCGAGTTTGGTCACGTAATAGTTGCAGACTGCACTGAACTGGAACATAATTTTATGCGAGAGTTTTGGTCCACATGGCAAAAAGCCAGGATCGATGACCCGCTAGTTTCAGCAGTTGGTTTATCAGAACCCTTAAAAGTTAGGGTTATTTCAAAAGGGCCTCCTAATCTCTATATGGTTTTAAAACCTGTTCAGAGATGGATGCATACGGTTCTAAGGAACCATAAAGTGTTCGAATTAATAGGAACACCTTTAGAGGAATCTATGATTAATGATCTTTTCAAAGATTTAGATCTAGGATCTGAGGTTGTTAGCGGCGATTATAAAGCTGCTACAGACAACATTAGGTCTTGGTCCTCTGAGGTGGCAATAGATGCCATTATTGAAATTTTAGCTGATGAGCTTATACTGGAGTCTGATTTTCCAGCCAATTTTCTTCCGGATTTGAGATTATTTCTCTACCGAGCTATGACAAAGCATGTCTTTTGCGAAGATATCAGTACCTTTACTGAAGTTACTTATAAAGACAAGAAAACTGGGATCTTTAAGACCCGAAGAGTGAAGAATGAAAAGTTTCGCTTTAGGGATCAAAGGAATGGTCAGTTGATGGGATCAATTGTGTCTTTCCCTTTCTTATGCATAATAAACGCGGCAGTTTGCCGGTTTGCTAAGGAATGTGCGGAGAGAAAGATCTATCGTTTGACTGACGGGGGAAAGAAACACCCTTTATGTCCTTTAAAGATTAATGGAGACGATTGCCTTTTTGATGGTCCAATTGGTCGGATTCGCCCCATATGGGAATCCGTGAGTTCTTTTGTGGGACTCGAATCTTCTATCGGAAAGACTTACTTTTCACGTACCATGTGTACTGTAAATTCTAGAGTCTTCCGCCGTCAAGCAGATGGTGAGTGGAAACATTCACCTTTTGTAAACTTCGGTTTACTACTGGGAATTAAGAAATCCACAGTGGCTGACGGAGATGAAAAGATACCAATATTTAAAATGGGTCAATATCTTCGAGATCTTAAACAGACCTGTCCAACTGAACAATGGTTGGACGCGAAGAAGATGTTCATCTATTATAACATGGATCAATTACGGGATTGTAATCTCCCTTGGTTTTTACCAGAATGGCTTGGCGGCCTCGGTTTCCCTAATGATGGTGAACTCGGAGAGCTCGACCGCAAGTATGCGACCATCATAAAGCTTAACTATTCAAAGTTAAGACCAGTGGCGCCGACACTTATGCCGGAATGGAAAATGCATCAGTTCGTGATGCAGGAATTAGAAGCGCTTAATGTCAAACCTGTTTTCCATAAACAGTGCTGGCATGAAGGTAAGAGTCTTAATATTCCTAAGAACCATAATGACCTCTACGCGATGGTCACAACATCACTTCTCTATAGTCTTGAGATCGATCAGATCTATGAGATTGTTAATGAAGATAATTCTGTTAAACGGGCTTTGCGCCACAATAGGAACTTGTACCAAAAAGTTTCTCGTTTACAGATAAAGGCATCATATGAACCGATGCCGGATGAGGATCTAGAAGCGGAAGTCAAAAAAGAATACTTCCCATGTTTTATCAAAAACAAACCCCTCACTTCCATGGTCAGGAAGTAGTGACACCGTCAGGTACGGTGCGCGGACGGAAAACCGCTTTAACAGGTAGGTTCTCCTGCTGTTGTTAGACACCTAGTAAGTACCGGTACATTGTACCTTCAGGCTGAATTATCTAACACTTCTCCTCTACGTTTCCAAGTAAGTACACTCCAACATTGTTGTTGAGTTATATGGCTGAACGGTTAGGAGGAATTCCACAAAACTAATCAAGTAATGATCACCTTGATGTCAATAGTGGGAGTCTTCGTAGATCAGAAAGACTGTAGGTAGGAACCGAATTTATCCTAAACCTTGG